CAAAGATTGTGTTGTTTGGGGCCTCACAAACATCATCAGCCTAAGGCTGAGATGCACAGATTCCGTGTTCCTACATCTGGACCGAGTTGCATGTATGCTATTATTGTACCATGGAACTCAAGTAGGAGTCTGGGCCTGCACCAAAAACCATTCCAAGAATACCTTGGACCGTGTCTTTTGGTGTACTCGCTCTGTTTTCACAGCGCGGCGGCATCGAAACGTTCGCGGCGACCAAACATACAAATAAGCATGATGTGGTGGCTGAATACTGTGGTATACTGCAATCAACTGATGTTGCGTATTGCGTATTTCACCGGAGTAGTAACGGTGAATGCCACATGCGTTCGTGCCATGTGAGATGAGGCGTAACAACCTGGCCTATCTCATTTTCTAGGCTGACAATTGCACGGTTCAACCATGCAGGTCGTCGGCCTGAATCAATCCAGATACCTTTCATTCGCTCGGCGGCGAGCGTCTTGTCACTGTTAGACTCGCGCTCGAGAAGTATGCATGAACACACGACATCGCGATCCTCTCGAAAAGGGCCGCACCAGAGTGTCTTGTGGCCATGGAACTTCAACGGAGCAGCTGTCCTGTCGTTGGTCCATCTGAATTGGGTTTTCGGCGGTGCGCTGAGCTGTGTGTTCAACAAGCGTAGCGGCTTGTTGGCTGCGTCGATTGAAAATTCAACGACGTGCAACACAGAGTAGCTATCATCACCACCTACCACACGCGCGCTCAAGGGATCACCCATCGAAAGAGCAACCATCTCCATGCGGAAGTCGCAAATGATACTGTCAAGCAAGTACACGAAGTACGTGCCACTGGGGACAGTCTCGGAGAAGTAGAAGAGCTTCTTGCGAAAGGCGACCTTCTTGAAGGTCACGTAGGCTTGTGCCATTGCCAAAGAAATCGTTGCATCGATGTCGTCGTCAGCGAAGGGCTGCGCGAGAATCATGAACGCCAGGCGGATCTCCCAGCTGCGTACTCCATTCAGGAACGTCTGCTCGGGCTTGCCGCGGTGGAGCAACTTACCGATGTCAAAACCGGGGAAGTCGCCGACCAACTCTAAGTTAGCCTTCTTGTGCATGCACAACAATTTATCACGGACGTGGGATTGCGTCGTCAGGTCGGTGC